TAATCTGGTTACATGGAATAACCATCAAAAGTGCGGGGAATAATTGTGCAAATCCAGATTTGATGGGAATGTATCAGACAGGAAAGAAAGAAATCCTGATTTGTGCAGATAACTTTCAGAAACACAGACTATCAAAATCTGAAGTTATTAAGCATGAGTTTATTCATTATGTGTATGATTTTGATAAAGTAAAAAAGACAATCATTCCAGACCCATATTTTACATTTTTAGTTAAACACTTTATGAGTGACGATGAAAAGTTGCCTGTTATTCTTTATGAAAAAGACTATTCTGTTGATGAAGAATTAGAAGCAAGATTATTATCAAGATTACCAACCATAGTTTTATTTTTTATCTAAGCATTGACACTCTTTCTTTTTTTATGTATAATTACCTTTGTTGAGGTTGATAAACATGGATAAAGAAAAGCTTAAACTAATTGTAAGAAATCTTGAGTCTTTAGTTGATTGTCTTAAGACAGAGATTTACTCTGATGCGTCTTCATATAAGTATGAAGAAATTGCTTCACATTTAAATGATTACGACGAAGTTTTTTATGAAGATGACGATGGATATGCAGATTGATGATTTTGAGTTTATGAAACCTATTAAAGCAAACGATCTTCTTGAACTTGATAAGAGACTTCAAGTTGTAAAACTCCAATGCTATCCAATTCCAGAGCAAGTTATTTGGCAAGCAGGAAAAGGTGATTATTCGGAGATTCCTATTCACGAAGTTAAAGTTCCATCACCAACAGAATGTGGTGAATGGATTGTTGAACAACTTTTAGCAAATGAACGAGGGCATTGGGGGCCGATTGAACATCCTGGCATTACCTTTTCAGTTTCTGGATTTGTTCATAATGTAATTGTTCAGGCAAGAACTCATCGTATTGGAACTTCTTGGGATGTTCAATCGCAACGATATACTGGAAAAAGAGTTGTGAAGGTTGCTAATCGTGAACTTGATATTGAAGAAGTCTTCTATGTGCGCCCTGCTGGGTTCTACACCAATCGTAAGGGTAAAAAGTATGAATGGTCTGAAGAGCATCGTCAACGCAAGTTAGATCGCATTCTGAGTGAGTGTGAGGAGTATGCTGAGTATTATGAGCAAGGTATGTGTGAAGAGCATATTCGTGATTATCTCCCTCAGGCAATTCGTCAGAACTTTGTAGTCTCATTTAATCTTCGTTCAGTTCTTCACTTTATGGATCTTCGTTCTAAACTTGATGCTCAGTTGGAGATTCAAGCACTTTGTGATGCGATGGTTCCGGAACTTCAAAAATGGGCACCTAATGTTTGGAAATATTATGAGGAAAAGCGTCTACATAGGGCAAGACTTTCGCCCTAATACTTATGAAAACCTGGTGTGTAAAAGATCATCATACTGGACATATCTTTAAAATTTTTTTAACAGAAGAAGAGTTTGAACAATTTCTGAAAGAAAATCCTGATATTGATGAGTGTATTGATTGTATAGAATGTGACGATGCACCTTCTATTGCTATTGAATAAATATTTTTGTCTTAATTATTAACAAATGGCAACATACCCCGTTTATAACAAATCCACCGGTGAACAGAAAGAAGTGACAATGAGTGTTCATGACTGGGAACAGTGGAAGAAAGATAATACAGATTGGGATAGAGACTGGTCAGATCCAGCAACTTGTCCGAATTCGGGTGAAATTGGTGAGGTTTATGACAGACTAATGAAGTCCCATCCAGGATGGAATGATGTTCTTCATAAAGCATCAAAAGCACCTGGATCTAAAGTAAAACCCATCTAAAAAGTAAATGCCAAGAAAAAGAAATCAACCCGCAACACCTGTTCCTTTTGGTATGAGTAATAAACAAATGAAACGGAAGAAACCAATCAATCTTGATTTAATAAAAGAGATTGAACCTTTAACTGATAATCAAGAAGAATTTTTTAGATCGTACCAATTAAATCAAAACATTGTTGGTTATGGATGTGCGGGAACAGGAAAAACTTTCATTGCACTTTATAATGCTTTGAGAGAAGTTCTTGATGAAAGATCTCCTTATGAAAAAATTTATATTGTTCGTTCACTAGTTGCAACAAGAGAAATTGGTTTTCTTCCTGGAGATCATGAAGACAAATCCTCTCTTTATCAAATTCCTTATAAGAATATGGTAAAGTATATGTTTGAGATGCCAGATGAAGCTTCATTTGAAATGCTTTATGGCAATCTTAAAACACAAGGAACTATTAGTTTTTGGAGCACTTCTTTCATTCGTGGAACAACTTTAGATAATTCAATTATTATTGTGGATGAATTTCAAAACTTGAATTTTCATGAACTTGATAGTATCATTACTCGTGTGGGAGAAAATAGCAGAATTATTTTTTGCGGAGACGCAACACAGTCCGACTTAGTAAAAACAAATGAAAAAAATGGCATTATTGATTTTATGAGAATTTTGAGAGTGATGCCATCATTTGATATTATTGAGTTTGATGTTAAGGACATTGTTCGTTCTGGATTAGTTAAGGAATACCTTATTGCAAAAATGGAAATTGGTTTATGAGTTTTATTCATCATAATTTTTTAGGCGATCTTGAATTGGAAAAGAAAGAAGAAAATGGCATCCGTCTCTATCATCTTCCGAACGGAAATTGGGTGCCTTCTATCACAACGGTCACTGGTAATTTTAAGAAAGAAAAAATCTTAGAATGGCGTAAAAGAGTTGGTGAAGAAAAGGCAAATCAAATCAGTCGTAAAGCGGCTGCAAGAGGAACTGATTTTCACCAAGTCTGTCAAGATTATCTTGAAAACAAAGAATTAGTCTGGCAAAATTATAAACCCTTGACAAAGTTTATGTTTTTTCATGCAAAACCTTATCTTGATAAGATAAATAATATACATGCAATTGAGAGAACTCTTTACTCCGAATACTTTGGAGTTGCTGGTAGAGTAGATTGTATTGCTGAGTATGAAGGTGAACTTGCTGTTATAGACTTTAAGACTTCTGATGAAATTAAACCTGAAGAATGGATTGAAAATTACTTTGTTCAGGAAATGTTTTATGCTACGGCGTATTATGAATTAACAGAAATACCTCCAGTTAAATTAATCACTATTATGGTAACTCCAAATGGTGATGTAAAAATATTTGACAAAAGAAACAAAGGGGATTATATTAAGTTATTAATCAAATACATTAAAAAATTTGTCAAAGATAATTTTTATGAAGGATCAAATTTACAAAGCGTTTGAAGAAAAGTTTTTATGCTCAGATAAATTTTCTCAAAAAATTGAAACAATTGTAATAGAAAATGGAATTTCTTACATTGATGCAATCATTCAATTTTGCGAAGAAAATAGTGTTGAAATTGAGACTATTCCCAAATTGCTTTCAAAACCTTTGAAAGAAAAGTTGAAGTTTGAGGCAACTCAACTTAACTTTTTAAAAAGGACAAGTAAAGCAATGTTGAAATTTTAATGACACCGTTTGATTGTTATAAAACATATCTTGCATTTAAAAATCATTTCACCAAAGACACATACGATTATCACAAGTATTGTGGTAAATCCAGAGCAACATTAGATTCCTTTTATAAAAGACGTGATAGATATTTTTTTGAGAAGACTTCAAGGCAAAGAAGTGACAAAGAAGTAGAAGATTTTTTCATTGCCAACTTTGCTTTATGTAACGATCCACAATCTCTTTGGATTGGTGATATTATTAAGAATGGTAATAAAAATTACTTGGAGTGGCAGAAGAAAATTCAAGGTCTCAAATATCTCTTTAAACAAGAGACTGAAAATTTATTTTCTGAACAAACTTTGAATACTGTCTTTGATTGTTCCAAAGGTCATCCAGTTCTTCTGAAAAAATTCTTGACCAATAAAATCAGTCTTGAAACTTTGGTGATTTATGACAGAATATTTTTGTTCTCAAAAGACTTTGATAAGAAACTTTTAGATCCGGTATGGCAAACTGTAAGTATGAGGATTAAAAAATATACTCCGTTTATAAATATTGATGTCTTTGAGTATAAAAGAATTGTGAAAAAAATTGTGTTTGGAAACGTATGAGTTTTTTCAATTCCGATATTGTTAAAGAAGAAGTTCGTAAACTTTCTGAGTTACAACAATCCGTTTACTCTGGAATGTTTAATTTTGCTTTAATGAATAAGGAAGATAAACTTAATCATCTTTCAACTTTAGGAAATTTAGTTGAAGCACAAAGAGTTTTATATACTCGTTTAAGTTTGTCTGATGATCCTGAAGCACAGGAAATGAAACAACGTATCATTGACCATGCAATTGAAATGGGAATGTCTCCTACTGCTGATCTCAGCACTCTTTTAGAAAATATGAAGATTCTTTTAGAAGACACTAAAAAGCAGGTTGACAAGAGTTAACTTACACGATAGAATACTATCAATCCAATTAAATCCAATTAATACGGAGAATACAAATGTCTTTTTCAGATCTTAAAAAACAATCTAAACTTGGTTCGATTACTGCTAAACTGGTTAAAGAGGTCGAAAAAATCAGTGCTGGTGAATCAGTTGTAGATGAAAGGTTTTGGAAACCTGAGGTAGATAAGGTTGGTAACGGTTTTGCTGTGATCCGTTTTCTTCCTGCTCCTGAAGGTGAAGAACTTCCCTGGTCTAAAGTATGGAGTCACGCATTCCAAGGTCCTGGCGGTTGGTATATTGAAAATAGTCTGACTACTCTTAATCAAAAAGATCCCGTTTCGGATTACAATCGGGAACTTTGGAATAGTGGTAAAGATAAAGATAAAGAAACTGTGCGTAAGCAAAAGCGCAAACTGTCTTACTATAGCAACATTTATGTTGTAAAGGATCCCGCTAATCCTCAAAATGAAAGTCGTGTCTTTCTCTATAAGTTTGGCAAAAAAATCTTTGATAAGATTATGGGTGCAATGCAACCCGAATTTGATGATGAAGAAGCAATCAATCCTTTTGACTTTTGGCAAGGTGCTAACTTCAAACTGAAGATTGTGAAAAAAGATGGTTACTGGAATTATGACAAGTCAGAGTTTGATCGTCCTTCTCCTCTTTTAGATGATGATGACGCAATGGAAGCACTTTGGAAGAAGCAATACTCTCTTACGCAATTCCTTGGTGCTGATCAGTTTAAGTCCTATGATGAACTTGAAGCACGTCTAAACTCTGTTCTAAAGAGCAAGCCTCAGTCTCGTCGTATTGATGAGGAAGTTGATGATGAAGATAATGATCGTGGAAGTTATACTCCAGATTTTTCTTCTCGTCGTCCTGAACCAGAACTTCCTATCGTAAACTCTTCTTCAAACGATGAAGATGAAGACGATGCTCTGAGTTATTTTCAGAGACTTGCTGAAGAATGATTAAAGACTGGTGATATTAATATTGTCAGTTTTCTTTAAGTTTTTTGAAACATAATCAGAAGACTGCTTATAAGTTGAGATATCTTCAAGATCATCAATTGCATTTTGAAGATATCTCTCTCTTAAAATAAAAATATTTCTTTTATTATCATTAATTTCTTCTTCATAATCTGCAAAAGATATAGGCACTGCAATTTCTGAACCTGCTTTAGGAATGGTAACGCCCAAATTTTCGTCGTAATATTCCAGAGCAGCGGATCCTGCAATTGCAAGCTTATCATAAAAAGTTTTATCGACAATTAATCCTGCATTTTGGACAATTTGATCAGAAGAATTTTTAACTTCTAAAGTTTTATAATACTTAACTTGATAGAATTCCTCTTCTGATCCATATTTTTGTATAAGATAATTGTAGAATGCCTGTTGACTGAGTGGCCATTCATTATAGACATCAAGAATATTATTTATTGTTAAAATAACCCAATCGTAAAGTGGAGATCCATAAAACTTTTCGGATACTTGATCTGGTCTTTCATCGCCAATAATTGAATATTTTGTGAAAAATGATGCATTTTGAAAAATATCTGCACGAATTTTACCTCTACGAAAGAAATTCTTTGCAGTAGTTTTATCTAAACTTGAGTTACTATCTACAAGTTTAGAATGATATTCTAAGTTTGGAAGTGTTTTGAAATACATTTTAGTAACCTACGATAGTATCTTGAGAAAGTGGATTTCCATCAGAATTTTGACCTCCCACTTCTTTATCTAACTCATCGTAATCATCATCAAAGATTGGGGAGATTTCTGCAAAAGATAACGTCATATCATAAGCAACCATAGAACCGTCACCATAAGTCATATATGAACCATCTGGCATATAATTAACTGATATGTTCTGAAGAGCACATACTTTTAATACTGGTAGATATGGATGTGGATATTTTCCTTGTTGACCAGTAACTTCACCAGTTTCGCTTAGGATTGGTTCTGAGTAATAAAATTTTACTCTAAACACATTTGGTGAAGAAAGAAATATTCCTCTAATTCCTCTTTTAACTGATCCACCTTGCTTTAAAGTTCTAACAATTTTTTTAATTGAATTTGCTTCTTTTCGATTTCTTGGCGTCATCTTAAAAGAAAATGTGAAACTTCTTAGAGAAGGACCTTTAAAAAGAAGTTCTGTATTTGGATTAACAATTGCACCTGTTGTGCGAGTTAAAGTGTCAACGCCGAGAATTGATTTGATAATTTCATTATCTAAAATTGTTTTAGCAGCATCTGCATTATTTCTAAGTGTATTTGCTGCTCTACCTGCTTCTGCACCAACACCTTTTAAAAAATTTCCACTATTTAAAATGCCCCCAATTGCTGTGGCACCGTAAGCTTGAAGTGGGTTTAATTCTCCATCTGTCCAGTTCACTGGATTTGCATCAATCAAATTTGCTGGTATGGGTAAAGTGATTGAGGTCAGCACTGCTTCATTTTGAGAACGCTCATCAATTCTCGGTAATCCTAATTCACTATTTTGAAGCATTCCGGAATCCGCATCACTTGCAATAAAACCTAAACCAAGATTTCTTGAAGGTACATATCTTATCATTTCAAGAACTGTGTAATCATTTCCATCATAAGTTTCTGGATATTTTAAATTTTTCTCATAGTTTGTTCTAGCTTTTTCTCCTTTACTGATTGCGTCTAAAAACTGTTTATTTTGTTCTGAACTTACTTGGGGAATACTACTTCCACCTGCACTGGACCCCGCAGGAGGATTTGTTCCAGATCCATCTACATCTCCACCTCTACTTCTATCAGCTGGTGCTGCGCTTAGATTGACAGTTTTTCCATAAACATCAATTGCATCTGCCAATCCACCTTTAAAATCTTTTGACGCAGTTGTTAGAACTGAATCATCTAATCGTCGATTGAAAGGTGTTCCGGGATTTAATTGTTTAAGTAATGATTTTCTTTGTGCGGAATTTAATTCAGAACTAGTTGTTAGTTGTGAAGTCCATCCCCTGTCACCACTATTTTTTGAGGCTACTATTTCTCTACCACCATTACCTTTTGTCAAATATAAATCAACTGAACCAGTCTGGTGGTTCATTACTTGTACAAAATTACGATTTATTGTTTGGTTTACAGTTACACTTCTACTACCTCTTGTTATACTATTTTCAAATTTCCAACTAAAATTAATTAGAGGGGTTTCTCTTTCTGTTGGTGCAGATTGTATAATTCTGGCAGTTCCGCGGCCCATTTATTTTTTGTTTTTAAGTATTTATCCTAAACTTTTGATAGTTTAGTGCTATCAGAGTATTTAGTTCTTCCTTATTAACTTTATGCAAATTACCAACCAACTCTGGCCAAGTATAATTGCGAGGTGATTTCCAGTGAAAGTTATATCCCCTAAATCCCCAACGAAATATGTCTGATACTACAATTAGTGGATTTTGATCATATTCAATTTTTGGAGTTTTTGGTGAATAAACAAATGTATATAATTTTCCAACATCAGGAATAATATCTACTTCGGTAAGTATTTCCAAAATTGCAATCATACGATCATCTGCATCTGGATATACTTTAATTCTTGATGCAGCATCTGGGGATATTCTGTTCATATTCCTAGTTCGTTTTCGGTGATGATTTTAAATTCCATCATACGATCTTTACAATATTCTCTTGCTGCTTCCCACTTGGCTTGATTTTTTGCATACTCCTTAACCTCAGCAATATACTTTTGCGTTTTTCTTTTTTGAACTTTTGGTTGATTAACCTGTCGCATCGGTTTTACTTCAATCACATACTTTTTAATTGAACCATCACTTTCTCTAACTTTTATATAAAAATCTGGAAAATATCTATGCACACGATTGTCAAGTGGAGAACGATATGGTATCCAAAATTCTTCTGAAGCATATTCTAAAACATTTTCATTTGTGTCGCACCATCTCATAAATCTAAGTTCCCAAAGAGATCTATAAATGATGTTGGTTGGGTCACCTTTATATTTTTTGTAATTGCTTGGACGAAACTTTCCTTTGTAACTCATCTACATAGTATATAATCACTAAAAAATATTTATTTCCGATGGCAGGGAATGTAGCCTTAAGGCACTACAGAACATCTGATTTAATCAGCAGATTTGCAAATCTTGCTCAAACCTCTCAGTATTATGTTTTAATTTCTCCGGATTCTAAAAGAGCAATTGGTGCTCCCTCTGGTGAAACCCCGGAGAGATCTTTTAATTTTGATAGACTATTTGCTGGTGAAGATCTTGGGATGTTTTGTAATGAAGCATCTCTTCCAGGAAATTCTTTTGCAACAACTGAAATGAACACGGATTTTCCTGGAGTTTCTCAGAAGTTTCCTTATAGAAAAATATATAACGATCTTCAACTTACTTTTTATGTAGATTCCAGTTATAAAGTGATTAAATTTTTTGAGAGTTGGATGAGTTATATTGCGAGTCCTTTTGGATATGGTCAACCACTTTATGAACAAAATGGACAAAAAGCATCTTTTAGATTTAATTATCCAGATTTTTACAAATGTAATATTTTTGTAGCAAAATTTAATAAAGATAATCAATTGAAAAATAACATTGCATATCGTTTTGTAAATGCTTTTCCAATTGACATTACATCAATGCCAGTTTCATACGATAGTTCTGATATATTGAAATGTTCTGTTTCTTTTTCTTATGATAGATATATTTTTGATCGTGAAGGAAAACTTACAACAATACCTAAGACGATTTTGAATGGAAATGAGCAAAAATCATCTTCGGAAAGAGATATAGATATTTTAAAATTACAGTCATTCTCAGTATCGCCAAATGAAGCAAATTTGGAAAAAAATTACTTTAATTCCATCTATGGTGAGTCATAAATAATTACACTGAAATTTTATAGGTCATTATGCCTTTACCAAAAATTGCCACTCCAACATATCATCTTGTATTGCCGTCTACAAAACAGGAAATTAAATATAGACCATTTTTAGTTAAAGAAGAAAAAGTTTTAGTTCTTGCATTAGAAAGTCAAGATAATAAGCAAATCTCTACAGCAATTAAAACAGTTTTAAATAACTGCATTATCTCAAAGGGAATTAAGATTGAGCAGTTACCAACCTTCGATATTGAATACTTATTCCTTAACATTCGTGGGAAGTCTGTTGGGGAAGAAGTCGAAGTAACTATTATTTGTCCGGATGACGAAGAAACAACTGTTCCTGTAAAAATTGCACTTGACGAAATTCAAGTTCAGGAGAATGAAGAACATAACAAAGATATTAAACTTGATGCTCATTTAACTATGAGACTAAAGTATCCATCTTTGGAAGAATTTATCAAAAACAATTTTGATTTTAATGGAAGTAGTGCAAATATTGATCAGTCATTTGATTTGATTGCATCTTGTATTGATGTTATTTTTAATGAAGAAGAAACTTGGACTTCTGAAGATGTAACTAAAAAAGAAATGGTTGAGTTTCTTGAGCAATTGAATTCAAATCAATTTAAACAAATTGAAAAGTTTTTCGAAACGATGCCAAAGTTAAGTTACAAGATTGAAGTCACTAATCCAAAAACTAAAGTTAAGAGTACTGTCGTTTTGGAGGGTTTAGCATCTTTTTTCGGGTGAGCATGAATCACATAGACTTGGAGTCATATTATAAAATTAATTTTGCCTTAATGCAGTATCATAAATATTCTTTGACAGAAATTGAAAATTGGATTCCTTGGGAACGAGAAGTTTATGTTGGTTTATTGAAGCAACACTTAGAAGAAGAAAAACTCAAACAACAACAAAATGGCGGTTGAACAAGTAAGTGTAGATATACTTAGAATACTTGGACTTGAAGCAACCGATGAAGTTGATATGAAGTCTTACAAAGGATTTCTGCGTGAAAAATTGGTTGAAATAAGTATGGGAAAGGGAGGTTTATCTCGTGAAGATGAGATGGCAATCCGTGAAGAATTTCAAAGAGTTAAAGGATCAACTGCAACCAAGGTTAAAAAAACAACTATTAATCCTCAAGCAGTTTTTAATAGGCAATTAGATGCTGGTGGAGGATTAGTAAAGTATAAACCACCAGCACCAGGATCTCTTGCAAGAAGAGTTCTACCGCAACAAAAAGTTGAAGAAAGTGGTATCTTAGATAGAATTTATTTAATTGTAATATCAATTAAAAATGCTTTAGTCAAAGAGGAAAATCTTAGAAAAAAAGCAGAAAAA